TATTGCATTATCTTTACAAAAAAATAAGACTATTTCATAAATTATTATATAAAAATTAAATTTATATTTTTTATATAATATGAATTATTTAAATAAAATATTAATTATTAATAATAATTATCCTTTATTTCAAGTATTGTTTCCATACATGTTCACTTCTTTAAAATATAAACCTATTAAGCCACGTGAAGGTGAATGTTGTGGAAATGGTTGCAGTGATTGTACGTGGATAGAATATTATAAAAATTTACAAGAATTTAATAAATTTAAATATTAAAAACCTAATGCGTATTATATATTTAAAAATTATACAATAAAAGTTAAGATATAGATGGAAAAATTTAATTCAACACTTAGAGAGTTATTAAACGTTATTAAAATTAATTATAAAGAACAAGCATCTTCAATTGATAAATATTATATTTTTGATGAAAATACAAATGATAAATATTTGAATGAATTTTGGGAAAATACCAAAGATAAAACATCTTATTTATCAAGTAAAAATGAAATTATTTTCTCAAAAAATAGTATTATTTTAAATAACATTGATTTTAATAAGATTTGGAATGATGAAAATTTAGAAGAAACTCAACGTGAAAATATTTGGAAATATCTTCATACATTATGGATGTTTGGTTATGAACATACTTTATGTGATGGTAAAGAATTCAAATCTGTTTTAAAAAATATTAAGAAAATGGCAGCATCCAATCTTGATTTAAATGATGAAAATCGTACTTTATTAGATATTTTAGATTCATTAACTCATAAAATTGAAAAACAAGTTGATTCTAGTGCAAATGCATTAGATGACGAAGAAGGAATTGATGGTAGTGGAAATGATGGTTTTGATTTTAAAATTCCAGATTTATTAAATGGTGTTATTGGTGATTTAGCTAAGGAAATTGCAGATGAAATTGACCCAAGTGAATTAGATTTTTCTAATATTAATAAAGTAGAATTAATGCAAAATATTATGTCAGGTAATTTCGATGAAGAAAATGATAAATCTGGTGTTTCTAAATTAGTTAAAAAAATTACTAATAAAGTTAAAGATAAGATTGAAAGTGGTGAAATAGACCAAGATAAATTAAAAGAAGAAGCTATGGGTATTATGAAAAAGTTTATGGGTGGTAAAAAAGGTAAACCTGGTAAAATGATGGATGCTTTTAAGAATATGATGGGTGCACAGAATATGTCAGAAGAAGAAAAGGAAATGTTTAATCAAGCAACTAAAATATTAGAAAGTGGTGGTAAAATGATGGGTATGAAACCACAACAAATGGAAAATAGAATGAAATTAAAATCAACAAAAGAAAGATTATTGAAAAAATTAGCAGATAAAAAAGCAAAAGAAGCTGAATTAACATCTAATCCAACTCCTAAACCACAAACACCTAATACATCTTCAAATAACAATTCAAAACAATTATCTAAAAGTAAACCAAAAAAATAATGTATTTTGATATTATATAAACTGTATTATAAATGAGTGATAAAATATTAAAAACCAAAGTTAGTTTTATAGAAGATAAATTCTGGTATGAAGATATCGGTGTATTATTTAATACTCAAAGATTAGATGAATTTTTTCCTAATAAAACTATGAATTTAGCAGAACAATTAAATGCATTATTACGTTTAACTATTTATATAGGTTTAGTGTTATTTTTATACAATCGTAATATAAAATATTTATATATACCTATTTTAACTGGTTTATTTACATATGTAATTTGGTATTATTCAAAAAAGAATAAAGAAAAATTCGAGAATATAGAAGAAATAAATGATTCAATTTATGCAAGAAAAGATAAAAATGTAGTATTACCAACAAAAAGTAATCCATTTATGAATGTGTTAATGAGTGATTATTTAGAAAATCCAAATAGAATAGCAGCATCATCATTAAATAATTATAACAATGATGAATTAAATAAATTAATTGATAATGGTTTTTATTATAATTTATATAGAAATTTAGGTGATGTTTTTAATAAAGAAAATTCACAAAGACAATTTTATACAATGCCAGATGGTGGTCAAATTCCGAATGACCAAGGTTCATTAGCAAATTGGTTATATAGAAATGGTCCAAGTTGTAAAGAAGGTAACGGTACTCAATGTTTTAATAATAATTTTGATTGGTTAAAAGATTCAAAATCAAGAAACCCATTTATGATTTAGAGAAAAGATAATAAAATAATAAATAGATATAAAAGTGATATAATGGATATAGATACAAATGATTTATCATTATTTGCGTATATATTAGGAGATGCTTATTATAAAAAATATATATCAAGTTTAAATGAAAACAGTTTATTAAACTTTTTTATAAAACAGGATATAGATAAAGAAATTGAAGAAATAAAAGAAATAATTTTAAATATTGATACTGATGGAATATAAAATGAATATTATTTTGTTTTTTATGAAAAGTAAAAATCTAATATCATTATATATTAATATGAATAAGAATTGTGTAGATATCCAAAAGAACCAAAATTTTAATGTCAATGGTTTAACTAGATTAAATGCAGATAAATGTTATTTAGATGAAAAATTCAAAATTTCTTCTGCTCCTGGCGATTATAACTTATTTAATTATTATGATTGTACTTGTCAAGCTCCAGCTATTAAAGAAATAAGTACAAAAAATGTTATGGTTACTTTTAATGATGGTTATGGTTGGTCACAATGTGCAATTGATAAAGATTCCGAATTTAGAACTGACCCTGGAAAAATGACTCAAGTTAGAAGTAAAAAACCATTATTAACTAGACCATATTTAACAGTACCATATATGGGTAGAGGTGAAGGTGAATCAGATACTGAATCAATATTAAGAATAGGTGAAGATACAAATGAACATCGTTCAGGAAATACTTTATCAGGTATTTATATAGATAGATTTGACCCACAACTCGACCATATTAAAGAAAATGTTCAAAATCCAATTCATTTAATTCAACAAGATAATGATATTAATTGGATTAGAGGCGGTCAACCTTCTAGACAAATTATTAGAAATCAAGATTATTTACAAAAATGTGGATTTCAATATAATGGTAAATATTGGAGTAGATAAATTAATATTAATATAAAGATGAAAAAAATATTTCTATCAGTATATTATAAATATAAAGATGTCTTTTAACAAATTAAAATATGATACTTGTGCATATAAGAAAGACTTAGACCAAAGTGTAGGTCCATTATCCTATATTTTAAATCCTATTAAATATGAAAACTGTAATAAATGTCGTCATGAATTTGGTTTAGTTGGTGGTACCGCTGTTTCTCATATTAGAGGTAACTTAGTTGATTTAGAAAATGATTTACGTAATCAAACCAGACCAGCATCCAGTTGTCCTAGTAAAAAATACCAACCAACTAGTGGTAATAAAATTAATATTGAAGCTTCTCAATGCTCACCAGCTAGAAGTATTGATATTACTCCAATGCATTTATCTCCATGTCAAATGATTAGATATCCAGCTATTCCTTTACCACCAGCACCAAAAATTGAAAGTTGCCCACCTCCAAGAATGCAAGCTCCAAAACCAAAATGTAGTCAATAAACATTTACAATTAAGAAATAATTTTTATTATAAATGTTTTTAGAATAATTAAAAAAAAGATTATACAGAATTAACAAAAAAATATAAAATAATTATTTTTTATATTAGAAAGTTACTTTGTTTTATAAAATAAAAAAAATATATAATATATAATAATGAGTTTTAATAAATCAATATATGATTTTGGTTCTTATAAACAAGATTTGAATCAATCTGTAGGTCCAGGTATGTATCATTTAAATAAACCAGTTATTTCTTGTCAACCTTGTTATCCATATACACCATCTATTAGATTACAACATCAAGGTGATTCTATTTCAGGTAAACAATCATTAATTGATGTTGATTCAGAATTATTAAATATTACTAGAAAATATTCTAGAAACCCTAAAGAGAAATATATTCCTAATTGTCCTGATTCAATGTGTACAAGTGGTGAAGTTTGTGGTAATGGGTCAGTAGATTCCTGTAAACTCCATGCTGGTATGAAACCAGGTTCTAGAGCTACTGATTCTGATTTAGTACATATGCCAGACTGTTTTACTCCAGCTGAAGATACTAGATTATCTAATCCAAGTTGTAATTTAAGATGTACTGGTTGGAATCGTTGGGAATGGTTATGTAAAGACCCTCAAGAAAAAGTATTAATACCTTTTGATTGGAATATTTCTAATCGTCTTGTTGCTAAAGATAATCATAGACCTTGTATTCCTAAACCTTTAGACCAAAGATTAGCGTTACCAAGAGGTGGTGCATTACCTTGTGAAAAAACCCAATCAGTTTGTGCACCATATACTATACCAACTTCTGTTCATTGGCAAACACAAAATACTTTAAAAAAATACTAAAATACTAATTTTATAAAGAATTATTTTATTTTTTATAAAATTATATTTGTTTTCTTAACAAAAATAATTACTGAAATAAAAAAAATTATATATAATAAATATGGAACCAGTTTTAGTTGGAGGTATATTAAGTACAGGTTATTTATTAAGTGAATATGGAAAAAATACTAGAAAAAATATTCAAAATGATAGTTCATTTACTCAACCTAGTCAAATTTCTATTTATGATTCTGATTGGTATAATAAATCTAAAGAAATAGAAAACAAATTAGTAAATCAACGTTATCAAGATTCTAAAAATGCTATAAATACAAATATAATACCACCTAATTTTAATAATGGTATTATTAATAAACAAACAAATGCTGTATCATATTTACAACAACCGGAATTAAGTAATAATAATTCGAATGATTTAGTTTCACCATTAACAGGAATTCCTATTGATAGAAACAATTTTACTCATAATAATATGATGCCATTCTTTGGGTCTCATGTTAGACAAAATAATATTAGTTATACTAATGCATCTGTTTTAGAAAATCATACAGGTGTTGAAAACTTTGCAAATGCTAAAAAAGAACCTACACCATTATTTGAACCTTCTAAGGATTTAAATATTCAATTTGGTACACAAAATAATACTGAAGAAATGTTATCTCGTTATAAAGCATCAACATATAGACAAAATGAATTACCTTTTGACCAAGTTTTAGTTGGTCCTGGTATAAATCAAGGTTTTACTTCTACACCAAATGGTGGTTTTCATCCAGATATTCGTGAATTCATTTTACCAAAAACAATTGATGAATTACGTCCAAAAAGTAGACCACAAATTTCTTATAAAGGTAGAGTTGTTACTGGTAAATCTATTAATTCAAAAGGTACTAAAATTGGTACTGTTGAAAAATATAGACCAGATACATTTATTGAAAATACTCCTGACCGTTTATTTACAACTGTTGGTGCCGTTACAAAAGAAATGAGTAGACCCGATATGATTATTCGCGATACTAATCGTATTTGTACTACAAAAGAATATACAGGTGGTGCTGGTCCTGCAATTAAAAAGAATACTACTCAACGTTCTATGTATAAAAAATCATATAGACAATCATTTAAAACAACCGGTCCAAGAAATGCATTTTCAAAAGATTCTTGGAGAAATGAAAAATTTGGTGATTACGGTAAACAAAGTATATTACCTGTTCATAATGAAAGACAAGTCACTGGTACTAGAACACACATTTCCAATTTTACATCAATCGTAAAAGCACTTGTTGCTCCTGTATTGGATGTGATGAAAACAACCAGAAAAGAAAATGCTGAAGGTAACGTACGTTTAACCGGTAACATTGGTACTTCTCAAGTTACAAAACCTAATGTTTATGACCCTAATGATGTAGCGAGAACAACATTGAAAGAACAATTAATTCATGATACTCATACTGGTAACATCAATACAACTCAAGGTGGTAAAGGTGCGGTATTAGATAAAGAAACAATGAAATTTAAAACAACAATTCGTGAAACATTAGATGCTGAAGAATATAATTTAAATATGAGAGTTTCTGAAAAAGGTATTGTCAAAGATAAAGATGATATTGCAAGAACAACTACAAAAGAAACAACTATTGATGATAATCATTTAGGTATTATGAAAGGTCCTGTTAAATTAACTGTTTATGACCCAAATGATGTTGCTAGAACTACTATAAAAGAAACATTAATACACGATGAACACTTAGGTAACGTCGGTGGTTTAGATAGAGGTATGGGTTACACTGTTAATGATATGGAAGCTCCAAACACTAATCGTCAATTTACATCTGATTATGAGTATGAAGGTATCGCTAGAAATGATTTAGGTGGTGGTTATATGACCAATGAACACGAAGCTGGTAATACTAACCGTCAATTTACATCTGATTACGAATACGAAGGTGCGGCAAATTCTATGTATAAACGTCCAATGTCTGATTCTGCAGCTAGAAATATGAGACATAATCCATCAAGAGAAATGACATTAGAAGGTAGAGCACCAACACAAAATAATGTTAAAGTTTATAATGGTAAAGATACAATTAATGTTGATATTAAGAAAATTGAAGGTGATTATATGAATACAAGAGAAGTTGCAAAGACTAAAGTATATAATTCTATTGGTGAAATGAAACCTTGTTCAATTACCAAAGAAAAGAAACAATATAATGATGCTGAATTTATGGGTGAACGTATTAATCCAGATTTATTATCAGCTTTTAAACAAAATCCATATACTCAATCATTAGCATCATATAGTTATTAAAAAAAATATAAAATATAAAATATAAAATTCTATAAAGGGGTAATATGATTTGGGTTTTTGGTATGGCGGTTTAGTGTTTAAGAACACTGTTTGCGATAAAACAAAGTCAAATCATAATGTAGTTGTGATTTAAATTCTAATATTTTCCAAAATAACAGATGCAATAATTCTATCAGGGACATTTTCAACATCTTGTAAATATCTCAGACCAAATCTGTTGTACAGGTCTGTAACCATATTTCTATATTCAACATCTTCTGAATGTTGTTCATAGAGTTGATGATATTGTTTGAATTGTTTTTCTTCTTCTTGTTTATCTAAAATATCTTGATGCCATTCAAGTGGTGAAAAATCATCTTCATATTCTAAATATTTTTTATTGTCATATTCATCTAAGAATTTACTATAGTGATAAGGGTCACTATCAACAAGTGATTCAGGTAGTAATGCATAGAATAATGAAATATTATCTTCTCTAGATAAGAATGATGATATAATAATGAAGGTATCATTGATAATACGTTTGTCACGTATCCATCGGAATGGGTTAG